CCTTCTACAAAGGATATAAAGAACTCTACGAACAAGATTTCTTTGGTATTGGTGATGAAAATCCCTCTGGTATGCAGATTGCAGATAGAGTAAACCTACACTTCAAGGTGGGTAACTTCATTAAGATCCCCTTTACTGAAGAGGAGCAGGTTGTTGTTGATCAGATTGACAGAGCAAAGACTTTCCAAGAGGCACTAGAATCCGCTGAAGCGTTATATGCTCTCCATAAGATAGAGAAAGAAGAAAAGGAGAAAGAGAAAGTATCATCAGTATCAGGGGATGGTGATGATGGTGAGTCTGGACAAGAAGGTGGAGAGGGTGAGGAGCAAACAATTCAAACAGAAACTGATGGTGGTGTTGAAGGTGGAGATGATACTAATGATGAGCCAGGAGACTCTGAATCTGGTAATGGAAATCCAGTAGAAAGTTCTGGTGGTGGGGATGATCACGATATGGATGAAGACATAGTGAAGACTATGGAGAATGTGGAAGACAAACTAAAAGATCTTACCTCTGATAAAACTTATGGTGAACCTGTATATCTCACCCACGGTAAGATTGACTTGAATGAAGTTGTTATTCCTAATGATATAGTTCAAAATCGTATTGATAGACACTGGAATATTCGCTTGGAACTCCTTAGATCTCAAGATGAATCTAAGTCGAAGGAAGTTGAATACTTCATCCATCGTGATTATGGTAGGTATGAGGAAAGTTTCAAAAAGTTTAGAAAAGATATTCAACCTGAAGTTAACTATATGGTAAAGGAGTTTGAATGTAAGAAGTCAGCAGACGCATATTCACGGGCAACAACCGCCAGAACTGGTGTTTTGGATTGTACCAAACTCCATACATATAAGTACAACGAAGATCTTTTTAGGAAAGTAACTACTATCCCTGAAGGTAAGAATCATGGTCTCATCTTTGTTCTAGACTGGTCTGGTTCAATGTGTGAGGTTCTTTCTGATACCGTAAAACAACTCATCTCACTGGTTATGTTCTGTGATAAGGTTGGTATCCCCTTCGATGTGTATACTTTCACCAATGACTATAACAAATATGATCCATATGCTCCCAGAGAACTTGGAGAGTTGAATACCTTTGATCTGGGTGGTGGCTTCAACATGGTGAATATTCTTACTAGTAAAGTAAATCGTAAGACCCTAACCAAACAGATGGAGAGGATTTATATGATTGCTGAAATGTTTACCACTGGTAACTACGGATCTGTTCCTGACTTTATGACACTATCAGGAACTCCCTTGAACGAAGCTATTCTCACTCTTCATGAAATTCTCCCTAGGTTTCAAAGTGGGAACAATGTTCAGAAAGTACATACTATCATTCTCACTGATGGTGAAGCGGCTGGTTCTAGGTGTGTGAAATCAAGTAGGATTGATAGTGGAAATGAGAAGTATGTTGGTCGTGTAGCCAATAGCAATAACTACCTTCGTAATAGGAAGACAGGTGTAACCCGTAAGATGGAATCCTTTGCCATCACTACAGATTTACTAGAAGACATTCGTGAAACTTTTCCTCATAGTACTTTCACTGGGTTCCGTATTCTGGAGACTGGCGGTAGTTGGATTGTTAGACAAGCTGTTGGTTATGATCAAAAGAAACTAACAGAATGGAAAAAGAACAAATCAATCTGTTTGGAAAACCAAGGTTATAATAAATACTTTGTTATCCAATCAAACAAACTAAAGTCAGATACTGAGTTTGATGTTGATGAGGGAGCTTCAAAGGCGAAGATTAAATCTTCATTCGCTAAGTCTCTCAAGGGGAAGAAGAATAACAAACGTATTCTAGGTGATTTCATTGGGATGATCGCGTGACACTCTACGAACTGGCACAAGGGGGGTTGCACGACCCCCTTTCTCGTGTATAATAGTTGTATACCAAACAAGGAAACCACAAACTCAATGGCTCGACTCGCTATGACCACTGATCAAATTGTAGAGAAACTCAAAGAGACTTATGGTGAGAATGTAACTACTGCTGAACTCAAAGCTTTCTGTGCTATGAACGATTGTGGTTATCCCACAATCACCCGTCGTCTGGAGGAATATAAGTCTGGTCGTGGTCGTTGGAACCTAACTCTAAACGAGAAGTTGGAGCAAACCTATCAAGGACCAGCTGGCGTCCCCGCTGTTATGGATATTACGGAAACAAACCTTGTCCCTGACAAAGATAGTAACTTTGTTTCATTCGGTAACTTCACTGACTTAAAGCAAGTTATCAAGTCTGGTATCTTCTATCCTACCTTTATCACTGGTTTATCTGGTAACGGTAAAACCTTTGGTGTGGAACAAGCTTGTGCTCAACTTGGTAGGGAACTGATTCGAGTCAATATTACAATCGAAACCGACGAGGATGATCTTCTTGGTGGTTTTCGCTTAAATGATCCTAGAGGTAATACAGTTACTGAATGGGAAGACGGTCCTGTCATCGAAGCTTTGAATCGTGGAGCTGTTCTCCTTCTAGACGAGATTGATCTAGCGTCTAACAAGATCCTTTGTCTCCAATCTATCTTGGAAGGTAAAGGTGTATTCCTTAAGAAGACTGGTAAGTTTGTAAAACCTACCAATGGATTCAATGTGATTGCAACCGCAAACACAAAAGGTAAGGGCTCTGACGATGGTAGGTTTATTGGAACTAATGTTCTGAATGAAGCATTCCTAGAACGTTTCGCTATAACTTTCGAACAGGAATATCCAGTAGCATCAGTAGAAACCAAACTCCTAAAGAAGTACGCTTCTTCATTGGGTATTGTAGATGATAAGTTTTGTAAGTATCTGGCAGACTGGGGTGATATCATCCGTAAGACCTTCTATGATGGTGGTGTTGATGAGGTTATCTCCACACGACGTTTAGTTCATATCCTTAGGGCTTATAGCATCTTTGATGATAAATCAAAAGCAGTTGCTATCTGTCTCAACAGGTTTGATGATGAAACCAAGCAAGCCTTTATGGATCTATACGACAAGATTGATAACGAAGTTACTTTCCAATTTGGTGATGGTACTGACGACATCCAAACATTGAATGTCGATCCACATCCAATTCAGCCACAAAACTCAGACTTCTAAATGATTTTCCCTACTATGAACTCCTGGTCTATGCTATTTGATGAAATTGGTGAGATCAATTTCGATGAACCTGAAGACCCTACTGTATATCCTGACACTATGAACCAAAAAACCAAAGACGAAACATTCTGGAGGTATGATGAAGGTAAGATCCTCCGTGAGGTAGAAGCTTATCTCTCAAGTACCTATAGCGGTCACTATGTTGGGGGTGAAACCAAGATTCAAACCCTAGACCTTATTGATTCTATTGGTGACTCTGAGTCTTTCTGTAGATCCAACGCAATCAAATATCTCTCTAGGTTTGGAAAGAAGGAAGGTAAGAATCGTAAGGATCTCCTAAAGGTTATCCACTATGCTATCCTCCTCTACCACTTCTCAGACCTACCCTTCACAGAAGATGCTGTGGAAACTCACTCGCCTACTGGGCGTTAATACATATCTGTGGTATAATACACAGGTATCCTTCCCATCCTTTATCTTTTATATTAATGAAACTATCTGACGAAACTATTGCAGTGTTGAAGAACTTCTCTTCTATCAACCAGAGCATCATTGTTGGTGAGGGTAACACCCTAAGAACTATTTCAGTGATGAAGAACATTCTCGCTGAGGCAAAAGTCTCTGAGAGCTTTGAGAAGTCCTTTGCTATCTACGACCTCAATGAGTTTCTAAATGGTTTGTCACTACACGACAACTACGCACTAGACTTCACTAACGATACCTTTGTGGTTATTCGTGAAGGCAAACGTCGTGTGAACTATCACTTCGCAGACCCTGAAGTTATTGTTGCTCCACCTGATAAGCAACTCCAACTTCCATCCAAGGATGTTTGTTTCCAACTTGATCACAGCCAACTCCTACAACTGATGAAGGCTGCTTCTATCTACAAACTCCCTGACCTATCTGTCATTGGTGAGGATGGTACTATCTCCATTGTTGTTCGTGATAAGAAGAACGATTCATCTAACGTCTATTCTGTGGATGTTGGTGAAGCCCCAGAAGATTTCGTATTCAACTTCAAGGTTGAGAATACCAATAAGATCCTCCCTGGTAACTATGATGTAGTTATCTCCCAGAAACTACTCGCTCAGTTCACTGGACAGAAGAACAATGTTGAGTATTTTATCGCTTTAGAACCAGACAGCACCTTTGGGTGATATGATGGGAGGGTAACACCTCCCTTTTTTTATGAATGTATTCGTCACAGAACAGTCTCCCAGAGGTAGCGCTGTTGTACTACCTGACAAGCATATCGTGAAGATGCCCCTTGAGTGTTGCCAGATGGTGGCTATCATCTACTCTCACTGGTATTACAACTGGGGTGAGATTCACAAGGCAAATGGAGAACCATACTCCACCACAAAGGGTGCGTTTCGTAACCACCCCTGCACCAAGTGGGCGGCAGATAGTATGTACAACACAGCCTGGTTGATCGCTCATGGTCTAGCCCTCTGTACTGAGTACCATCAAAGATATGGTAAGATTCACTCTTGTGCTAAGACCTTGTTTGAAGCCAAAAAGATGTTCCATAGATACACTGGTGAGACCATTCTATGTTACAATATGGTGGAGGACTTCACCCGTGCCATGCCTGATGAGTTCAAGCTTGACACTGGTATCTCCACCTTTGATGCGTATAAGATGTATATTTCATCCAAACCTTGGGTGAAAGATAACTATCTCCGCAAACCTGACCGAAAGCCTGATTGGATAGCATGAAAGCAATTAGAGTTGATGTGAAAACCCAAGTAACTGTCCTCATCAATGATGATGATGATCATTGGGCGATCAAACACAGCACGATGCAACAAGTGCATGATGACATTCACTGGCATTTGAAGGACAAATTTATTATTGATTATGAACTATGAATGAACGAACTGATTTCCTATGGACAGAGAAATACCGCCCACAGGTTATTGATGATTGTATTCTTCCCGATCACGTAAAGAATACATTCAAGGAGTTTGTCTCTAAGGGTGAGATCCCCAATCTCTTGTTATCTGGTCCTCCTGGTATTGGTAAGACCACAATTGCCAAAGCTCTTTGTAATGAGATTGGTGCCGACTACTATGTAATCAATGGATCTGATGAGGGAAGATTCCTTGATACAGTCCGTAACCAAGCAAAGAACTTTGCTTCCACAATGTCCCTTACTTCGGAAGCAAAACACAAGGTCATCATTATTGATGAGGCAGATAACACAGGTAGTGACGTTCAGATGTTGC